AGCGAGCGGCAGTCAACCGCCACGCTGACGCTGAGCCCCTCCGCCCCGGTGCTGGGCGTGGATGACTGGGTGACGGCGGAGAGCGGGCCGGGGGCCGGCATCGTCTGGCGGGTGAAGACCGTGGACGAGCAGGTGGACCGGAAGACGCGGACGATCACCCTGGAGCATACGATCAACACGCTGCGGGACCGGATCATGTTCGGGGAGATCACCACGAAGATGATCGCCGGGAACAACGCGGCGACGGTCAGCGCACGGACGGCGGCGGCGTATGTGCTGAGCCGGCAGAGCGACTGGAAGCTGGGCGACTTCGCATACAGCGTCAGCAACCCGTACTCATTCAACGGGGACGACCTTTTCGCGGCGATGGAAACCATCAGCAGCAGCCTGAGAGATTGCATCTGGGAGTACGACTTCCGGAGCTACCCGTTCACGCTGCACATCCGGCAGAAGGACAGCAACGTCCGGAGCGAGATGCGGCTGGACCGGAATATCCGGACGCTGAAGAAGACCATCGACCGGTCGAGAATGTACACGAGATTCTACCCGATCGGGAAGAACAACCTCCATATTGACGGGGAGTACCTGAGCAAAAACGAGAACCTCTACGGCACCGTGAGCAAGGTGGAGACCGACCAGAGCCTGGACACGAAGGACAAGCTGAGAGCCTGGGCACAGGAGCGGCTGGACCGGCACTGTGAGCCGGCGGTGACGGTGACCATCAGCGGGCTGGAGCTGGCGGACGCGACCGGAGAGAGCCTGGACTCATTCGTCATCGGGAAGATCTGCCGGGTGCCGCTGCCGGAGCTCTCCACGAGCATCACGGAGCGGGTGACAAAGCTCAGCTACGCGGATGTGATCAAAGACCCGGAGAACGTGACCGTCACGCTGGCCAACGAGGTCATGGACGTGGCGAAGATCCTGAAGGAGCAGAACGCCAGCGGGAGCCGGAGCGGGCGCACGGGCGCGAAAAACTCCGAAGACGACCACGCCTGGATCGTGGACACCACGGAAAAGGTGGAGCTGGTGGCGGAGGCGGTCGCCGGCAAGGACGGGGACGGCGCGGACTGGTCCAGGGTCGCCACGCTGACGGTGGACGGCCAGGGCATCGACGCCCGGGTGGTCAAGGCGGAAGGCGAGATCGTCACACACACGAGCCAGATCAAACAGACGGAGGACGCGATCACCCAGGAGGTGACGGACCGGAGCCGCGTGGACGCGCAGCTGGCGGGCCGGATCAGCGTCCAGGCCGGGAAGATCAGCCTGGTGGTGGAGGAAAAGCAGGGCACGGACGTGATCAAGGCCGCCTCGATCGTGACGGCGATCAATGAGGAAGGCAGCGAGGTGGCGCTCACCGCGGATCATGTGAAGATCACCGGGAACACTACGGTGTCCGGCGTGTTCACGATTGAGAACGGGGCGCTGGTGGTCAAGAAATCGGCTGTCATCCAGGGGAACCTGAACCTGACGACCGCCGGGAGCTACATCCAGGCGCCGCAGTACAACGTGACCTCCGCCGGCAGCATCCGGTTCATCGGATCGCAGGGCGGCGAGTATTACAGCCTGAGCACGGCGGTGCTGAAGGACATGATCAAGAGCGCCAGCGTGTCGGGGAATATCCTGACGCTGACGCCCTTCTACGGTGACCCGATAAATTTTAGCAAGGCCGCTTCGACAATCTACGGCAGTTGGAGCGGCAAGGTCTACACCGTGACCGGCGGGGCGAACCCGCTGAGCACGGAGGTGTACAGCCAGATCGAAGGCGCTACGAACCCGAACGCGACCGTGTACGCGAAAGTGTACCACGATAATCCGAGCGTCGCCGGCAACCAGCTGGTGAGCACGGAGATGACGCTGGCGGAAGACGTCGGAAACAAAAAGGTGACGCTGAGCGCCAACAGCCTGGTGAAGGGCGCGGTCAGCACCGAAAACACGTACAACGCCGGGCGGGACGCGGTGAACGTCGTGAAGGGTACATGGTCGGGCGGCCGGGTCACGTTCACGAAGAGCGCCGGCACGGCCAGCACGAAGGCGGTGCAGGTTGGCGCGTCCACCGGATGGCAGAACGGGGTCTTCTCCTACGAGATCAAGGATTATGAGGACGATCCCGGCGGCGTCAGCACGGGCTACACGGGCCAGACGGACCTGGGCAACCCGAGCATGGCAAAGCCCAGCATCCAGCCCAGCAGCGCGAGCATCACGGGCCGGAAGCGGGCCGGGACATCGGACATCAGCAAGAGCGCCATCACGGTGAACGGGTACCTGTTCTTCGACGTTACGGTCCGGGGGCAGGTGCTGAAGTTCTACGCGGGCGTGACCACATAAGGGGGAAAGGATCATGACACTGAAGGAAGTTTTACAGAAAACGGCGGACATGCTGGGGAACATCCAGGTGCCGGCGGTGCTGGCGGAGCAGGTGGCGCTCCCGATCTCCCGGGCCATAGACCAGATGGCGGAGTGCATCGCCGCCATCGAACGGGATGAGCAGAAACCCGCGGAGGAGGCAGAGGATGAACGAGTGGATTGAACTGGCGGACGGCACGCGGCTGAATGACGCCTACGTGGTCAGCCTGGGAGAGGCGCGGATCGCGATCTACGCGGCCTGGGCCGGGACGTTCGCGGATGCCGCCGCGGTCTTCTGCGACCCGGCGAAGACGGGCCGGATCTTCTCCGACCAGTACGGCGACACGGCAGTCTGGGAAGGGTTCATCATCCCGGACGCCATGCAGCTGATGGACACCGGCGTGCTGACCGTGACGCTGAACAAGGGGGTCGAGCAGAATGTTTGAGGTTAACGAAAACGGAAGCATTACCATGCACCGGGGCGACACCGGGGCGTTCAAGGTCAGCGCCGCCCGGAAGACCGGAGAGCCATGGACGGAGTACGACCGGATGCTCTACACGATCCGGAACAGCGCCGGGGACATCGTGCTGCAGCGGTTCTACCGGCTGGACGATGACGAGGGCCTGGGGAACGGGGTCGTGCTGATCCAGTTCCACAATGATGATACGGATGCCTGGGACGTTGGATCTTACAGCACGGAGCGGCGGTATGTGGTGCACCCGTACTGGAACGGGACCGCGCCGGAGGGCATGTGTGTGAACGCGCTGACGGCGGGCGTCCGGATGATCGAAGGCGACATCGTGCGCGTGCCGGCGACCGGGCAGAACACGCTGACAATCAGCGGAATTCTTGGGGAGGTATAAAGATATGGCGGACAATGATCTGAACGAAGTCATCGAGGAAACCGTGGACGACGCGACCGTGGTGACGGTCAATATCGACGACACGCTGACGGTATCCGGCGAGGCCGCGGACGCGAAGGCCGTGGGCGACGCGCTGGCCCTGAAGGCGGACAGGAGCGAGCTGCAGAACTCGATCACGGTCAATGGCCAGAGCGCCGACAACCAGGGCCACATCATCGTGGACGCCTCCGAGATCGAGATGAGCAGCGACGACACGACGACGGTCAAGGCGGCGATCGAGGCCGTTGACGGGAAGACCGGCGCGGACATCCCGATCAGCAGCGGATCCGGCGCGTCCAGCATCAAGGCCGCCGTCGAGGCGGTGGACAGCAAGACCGCCCAGAACATCCCCATGAGCAGCGCGGAAGGCGCGGCCACCGTGAGCGCGAAGATCGCCGCCATGGACCAGACGGACTTGGACCTGGCGCTGGCGGTGCAGGGCGTCGGCAACCGGACCGGCGCGGACATCCCCGTGAGCGGCAACGGCTCCACAAAGATCGAGGCGGCGCTGGCGGCGCGGCTGAAGAGCGTCAACGGCATCCTGGGCGACGCGGACGGCAATGTCCAGGTCGACGAAGTGCCTTTCGCGGACAACCTGCGGTCGAGCCTTTCCCAGAACACGGTGGGCACGTTCAGCCTCCGGACCGCCGGCGGCAGCGCGTCCATCGAGGACGGCGACGCCTGGCTGACCGGCATCCGCGGGAACCGGATCCACACGGGATATGTGGCGGAGCAGCTGAACATGACCGTGACGCCCGTGGAACGGGAGGCCGGCGAGGAAAGCATCGCGGCCACCATCGACCGGGACACCTTCGTGGCGTATGTGACGGAGAGCGGCACAACCACGCTGACCTACACCACCAGCTGGAGCGCGAGCCCGACGCTGTACGGCATCACCGTGACCGGCACGCCGAAGAACGGCGACGTGATCACGGTGGTCTATGTGAAGGAAGACCGGGGCACGATCACCCAGGCGACGCCGACCAGCATGGTGGCGACCGGGTGGAACCTGTACAACCACGACCTGGGCTACGCCAGGGCGGTAAAGTATTCCGACAGCATGGGCTTCTGCATTTCCGGCACCTATTCGGCCCTGAAGTTCTCCACCACGCTGGACGGCGCCCAGAGCACGATCACGCCGGTGGACGGGTACTTCAACATCTCGAACAACGGATACATCTGGGTCACCGGCGGGAACGCCACGGACACGGAGATCTACATGACCTGGTCCGACTGGCTGGATCCGACGGATCATCCGGAGTTTGCGGCGTACAGCGAGGACGTCATCGACCTCAGCGAGATCATGGGCACATATTTCCCCTACGGCCTGCTGCGGGCCGGGGACGTGCGGGATGAGCTGAACCTGAACGCTGGACTTGCGCTCAGCAATGTGGAACGGCTGAGCTACAACGCGGAGAACCTGGCGGCGGCGGTGGCCAGCGGGCGGACGTACGAGTGCGACACGAACTACATCTACCTGGAGCGGGCGACGGCGGTGACCAGCGAGATCACCCTGGACGGCGGATATACCGCCAGCGACCACGGCATCGAATACTTCACCGGAAGCACGGTGCCGGTGTACGCGATCATCCTGTACGGCAACAACCTGAAAAACAAGCTGGAACGCGACGTGGTCACGAAGAGCTCCGACGTGGTCAACGGGTTCACCTCAGAGGCCACTGACAAGGCACTTTCCGCGGCCGCCGGAAAGGTGCTGTTTGACCAAATCGGGACGTTAAGCAGCAATTTAGCGATGAAAACGGCGTCTGGTGGTTGGTCTTATATTGAACTTCCAAACAAACTATGTATATGTTGGAATAGGATAAGCTTCGGTAATCTATCAACAACATCAAGTGGGAGTCTATATATAGCTACTACGCCACAAGTTGACCTCCCATTTACTTTTGCTTCAACGCCGTATTTCCTTGCTCAAAGAGATGCGGGAGAAGGATTTGGAGGAATCATGGGCAATCAAGTAATGGGGTCAACAACAAAAACGCCCAGTTATACGATTGCGAGACCTTCTTCCGGAACTCTTTATTCCGTGCAATTGGATATGATTGTCATTGGGGTAAAGGCGTAAATAGAAATACTCACGACGCTAAATGGTCATACTGTACCCCCGAGACCCTGACGCAAAAACCCCAAAAAACGACCCCGGAGGCTGCCGCTGTGACAGCCTCCTTCCTTTTCCCGATGTCACAGAAACGGAGGTGATCAGATGACACTTGCGGAGCTCGAAAGAGCGCTGAACCGGATCCCGAACGTCGGGGCCGTGAACAAGGCCCGGAGGCGGGCGATCATCCAGCAGATCAACCGGATGATGGCCGCGCAGAACTGACCCCGGATCACGCAGCCCGCGCCCGCGTGCAAAATAATATACGAAAGGCGGGTCGCTCCCTGCCTGGTATAGTGTGCGGGCTGTTGGTTGAGCCGCTTCGGCGGCTCTTTTTATTGCATTTCATCGGAGGACACAAATGAAAATGATCCTCATTATCATCGGCGCCATCATCTGCCTGAACGTGCTCGCGTTCGGAACGATGTGGATCTTCTACCGGATCGAAAGGAGGCACGACCGTGAACACAGCGGCGAAAGTGGACGAGCTGATCACGACGGAAAAGAATAGCGGGACGCCGCTGGAGCTGGTGGCCTGGGACGCTGCCAAGGCGTGCGTCGGCTGGGCGTACGTGTTCGGCGCGGCGGGCGAATACTGCGACATCGACAACCGGCGGGCCTATTACGCCCGGAAGGGCGACGAGCACCCGACGATCAAGACCGCCTGCCAGATCATGATGGGCAAGGCCGGCGGGTGCGGCGGGTGCAAGTTCTACCCGGGCGGAAAGACGCGGTTCTTCGACTGCAGGGGCTTCACCAGGTGGATCCTGAAAAAGGTCTACGGGTGGGTCCTCCAGGGAAGCGGCGCGACATCGCAGTGGAACACGGCGGCGAACTGGAAGAGCAAGGGAAAGATCTCTGACGGCATGCCGGAGAACACCCTGGTCTGTCTGTTCGTGCAGAAGGGTACGAAGATGGAGCATACCGGTTTCGGCCTGAACAACGAAACCTGCGAATGCTCCGCCGGCGTGCAGTATTTCAGCAGCCGGAAATCAAAGTGGACGCACTGGGCCGTGCCCGCGTGCGTGGAAGGGGATGTGCCTGTGCCTGAACCGACAACAAAGCCGACGCTCAGGAAGGGCGACGCGGGGCCGTATGTGACGCTGGCCCAGACGGAGCTGCTGCAGCGCGGGTATGACCTGGGCAGCTACGGCGCCGACGGGAAGTTCGGCAACGCCACGGAGAAGGCCGTGAAGCAGTTTCAGATGGACTGGGGGCTGTCGATCGACGGCATCATCGGCCCGCGGACCTGGGAGATGCTGGAGTCGACGCCGGCGAAAGTCACATACAGGGTCACCATCCCGGATCTGAGCCTTGCGGAGGCGAACGAGCTGCTGCTGAAGTACCCGAAAGGGTCCATGATCAAGGAAGGGGGCGGCGAGTAATGGAGCTTGCACAGATCCTTTCCGTCTGCGGGGTGAGCGGGATCATCTCCGGCCTCGTGGGCGTACTGATCGCGGTGTACCTGAAACGTCCGCTGGAAAAGCGGGTCAGCGAGAACGAGGCAAGCTCCGCCAGGGTGGAGGCACAGAACACGGCCACCATGCTGGGCGTCCAGGCGCTGTTGCGGGACCGGCTCCTGCAGGCGTTTAACTTCTACCTGTCCCGCGGATGGATCGGCGCGGACGACCGGTCCAACATCGATAACATGTACGTCCAGTACGAGGCGCTGGGAGAAAACAATGTGATCTCAGACATTTACAACCAGGTGCGGGCGCTGCCGTCGATCCAGCCGGACGCGGCACCGATGGTGGCCCACGCGATGGCACAATGATGAGGATGAACATGAAGATGAGCAATAAGCTGTATGATGTCCTGAAGTTCGTGGCGCAGATCCTGCTGCCGGCAGTCGGCACGCTGTACTTCGCGCTGGCGCAGATCTGGGGCCTTCCATACGCGGAGGAGATCGTCGGGACGATCACCGCGGTGGACGCGTTCCTGGGCGCCCTGCTGGGCATCAGCACGATGCAGTACCGGAAGGACCAGCAGCTGGAACCGCCTGATGAAAATTAAAATATGGATTTCGTTATTTTACGAAACAACGAAATCCTAAAATAACGATGCCCTCGGGAGCGATCCCGGGGGCGCTTTTTTTGTTGCCTTTTCAAAATAGCTACCGCATAGCAACCGGCAGATAAAGAGCGGTTTCGCGAGGTGTTCCGCGGTGACAAAGAAAAACCCGCAGATCGTTGATCTACGGGCGTTCTGGCGGAGAAGCCGGGATTTGAACCCGGGCGAGCTTTAACACTCCTACTCCCTTAGCAGGGGTCGATTGGATCGTTTATTTTCAAGGGCTACAGAATTTTCCATAGCTACCGGCATAGCAACCGGAGGTATTAAATCTGATTGACGCCGGCCAGGGCGTCGTCCTGATCCGGGTGGGCATAGCGGTCCAGCATCCGGGTCGTTGACCAGCGCATGATCTTTTTCACGGTCTGCGGGGCAATGCCTTTGGTGATGGCCAGAGCGGTGGCGGTCGTGTGCCGGCAGCTGTACGGTGTCAGCCGGCGGCACTTCGATGCAGCCAGGGCGGCGTAGTAATCAGCGTACCACTGGGAGTCATCCTGCTTCCAGAGATAGCCGGACGGCATGGCGTGGTCGATCAGATCCTGCACCAGCGGGATGATCTGATCCGCCAGCACGATGGGCGTCTCCTTCCGGACCTTGGTCTTCATGCCGGCGCCGGTGATCCGGCGGCCTTCGATGTCGATCTGGCCCACCTTCAGCTTCATGGCCTCGCCCGGCATCATGCCGGTATAGATCATCAGCAGCGGGATGGCGGCCCGGATGTCGTGCTTTTCGTCGTACAGGGTCCACAGGGCCTTCTGCTCCGTTTCGCTGAATGGAATCTTCTCTTTTTCTTCCAGCTTCGGCAGGACGATGAAGGACGGGAGGTCCTTGTTCGCGTATCCTTCAGCAGCGGCGAGCTTAAACAGGGCCGACAGGACAGACCGGCAGTCCCGGGCAGTGTAATAACTCTTACACTTCGCGGAAACGGTCCGGCGGAGGTCAGCCACGGTGATGGCATCCACATGATACGGGTGGAGCGCCTTCAGCTTTTCCCAGGCGCCTCTGTATGCCGTCTTTTTTGAGGCGCTGAGGCCGTCCAGTTCGCCGTCCTTGTAAATATCCCAGTAATGTGACAGAGGCGGCGCGTCGGACCGCTGTGATCCGCTGGCGGCCTTCAGGACCGGAAGATAGTCCAGGGCCTCCTTCCGGGTGGCAAAGCCGTACTTTGACCGGCGGATCTGCTGCGGCTTCCGCTGCAGGGACGGATCGCCCGGCGGGACATCCTTCAGGTCCGGGATCGGACGGGAGCCGACGGTGATCTGGGCCACCCATCCGGATTTGATATGGAAGACTGTTCCCTCCCCGTTCCCGCGCTTTTCCTTCCGGCTGCGGTCGATGATATAGCGCTTGCCGCAGTAACAGCAGAGGACGGCGTCATCCGGGATCTCCCGGCGGCATTTCGTGCAGATCATGATGGCCTCCATCAGTTAAACAGCCCGGAATATCCGAAGAAATACAGCGAGTCGCTTTCGATTTCTACCTTTATCCCGTCGGTCAGTTCGATTTTCCCAATTTCTGTTGGCCCGGTGAATCCGAGGACAGAGCTGAAACTGAAAAATGGTTTCTCACGATATGCTGAAAATGTTGCTAAAGAATATTTGTTTTCAGTAATATATTCGATTCTGTATTCACCTTCAGGGATGTCTTTTCCAACCATGTAGACGCCTGGCGAAACTTTGACACCATCCACGAGTTTTTCAGAAAATAACTTCAGTTGGATCTGATGCTGCAGTTCGAGCAGTTCGTCATCGGTGAGGCCGGAGATGTCCGGCAGCTCCGCCAGGGAGATCGCCGGCAGGATCAGCGCCAGGGTCAGGATGATGGTGAGCAGTTTTTTCATGGTTCATTCCCTCCGCTAAATGTAATTCTTATCCACGAGGATCTTCAGCATCTCCACAGCGGAGTCCGGATCATCCTTAGCCATTCTTCCTACGAACTTCAGCATCCGGACGGCTTTATCTTCATCTACTTTGACCGCTTTGGGCATTGGCGCTTCCATCCCGTAGAGGGTGGCGCCGGAAACGTCTGTAGTAAATATGGCTTCCTGCGGAGATTTAACAGTTGCTTTTACAACGCTCTGTGAAAAAACTGGGTTTAGCCGCCGGAGCGATATTTTTGACTACAATACTCTTCGGAATGTTCCCGACGACAATGCGTCGCTTTGGCTGGATCTTCGGAACATCATACCCCATCAGCCAGGTTGGCGACACGCCAAAATGACGGGCAATGCTGAGTACCATCGGCTTTTTGGGCACCCTGTACCCAGATTTCCAAGAGCTGATTGTCTGCTTGGATACGCCCAAATGGTCCGCAAGAGTAGTGTCGGTTGACATATTTGAAGCGCATAATTCCTTAAATCTCTGTTGAAAAGTGGAAACCTTTTTCATTGTCGTTTCGTTTTCCATTGTCATCCCCTCCGGGACTATAATATAGGAAAGCGTTCGCAATGTCAAACATTTTGAACGCAATGCGAATAAAAATGTTATAAAATACGATCAAAACCTCTTGACGGACATCTGGCAGCGTGCTATATTATGCGTAGGGTACGCAATGCGTACACAACATCATGCAGTTGGAGGTGAAAAAATGATCAGGGGAATCCGGGCCGCTGTCTACAGCAAGTTTAAAAATATATCGGAATTTGCTGCTGCCATCGGCTGGACACGGCAGAAAGCCTCGAAAATCGTCAACGGGGCACAACGGCCTACCGCCTCGGAAATGGAGGAAATGGCCAAGTGCCTTGAGATCGCCAATCCGGACGATTTCATGAAGATTTTTTTTCCTGGCGAGTACGCTAAGTAGACAATTGGGGACAATACGGTGAAAGGATCAAAAAAGGAGGCAACAAATCATGGGCAATCTGTACTACAAGAAGGAAGTTCTGGAGCTCCTGAAGGTGAACCTGGCCGAAGCTGTACGGGCGGAGATCACCGCCTTCAGCGAAGACTTGAGCGAGCCCGGGAACATCGCGCTCCGGAACCGGATCGCCGGAATGTACGACCTGGTCGACATCGTCGAGAAGAAGTTCAGCGAGGAGGACGGAGACTGATGGGACATACTCCTGATTACTGCGATTACCGGCAGAAGGGCCGCGGGCTGACGATGCAGGAGATCATCGAGCGGGAGGATCTGACGATGCTGACGATGACACAGATCTCCGGCGTGATGAAGATCCACCCGGCGCGGCTGAACTATTACGCGGAAACCGGGCAGCTGATGTTCCCTACCCAGAAGAGCGGGAACCGGTACAAGGTGCCGCGGATGGTGTTCCTGAAGGCGATGGGGGTGATTGAATGAAACTGACCAGGAACATGAAGCGGCTGATCGCTGCGGCGATCCTGCTTGCGCTGGGCGCGATCGCCTTCAGCGCGGAGGCTTACCACAACCGGGTCGAGGCGGAAGAGTCGACGATCGACGCCTGGATCATGTGCGGACCGGATGACTTCGTCCACTGCCGGCAGACCGCCGGGAAGAAAGGCGAAGTGATCGGGAGGCTCGAGACCGGGTACCGGCTGCAGCTGGACGGGAAGACAAAAAAAGGCTGGGCACACTGCACGGACCTGGGGCTGGAGCTGACGGACGGATGGGTGTACGCCGGATACATCGTATTCGATGAGCCGGTATGGTACGACCGGGACCTGCTGATCAGCGCGGATGGCCGGGTGGCCTGCCGGAAGTGCATTGACGGCGACCGGGTCGGATGGGTCGTATCCGGCAGCACCGTCCATGTGTACTGGGCCGCGGACGGATGGGCCGTCACCGACAAGGGATACATCCGGACGAAGTTCATCAGCTCCCTCGGAGGTCGGTGATCATGGCGACACAGCGGACATTCGATGAGAAGATGGAAATCCTCGACCACTGCATGGAACTGGAGAAAAGCGGCGGGGACATCCTGGGATACCTGTGGAGCCAGAACTACCTGACGCCGCGGGCGACATGGTTTAACTATCAGCGTGAATGGCTTGGACGCAAGCCTTATGAGTTCACGGACGGGAAACCGACAAAGAAGCATGAAAGGACGGAGAGAGAAGTGAAACACAGGAAACTGACGAACGAAGAGAAAAAGAGGGCCGTACAGATCGCGATCGACGGTGGAGATCCCCGGCGCTACCTGGGGAACGAACTGGGGCTGCTGGATCCGCAGGCGGCCTGGTGGAAGATCAAGAACGCGCTGAAGACAGCGGACCCGGATCTGTACGCGAAGCTGCCCGAAAGATTGGATTATAAGAAGACGGGGAACTTCGCGAAGAAGGACAAGGGCATGCCGAAGCAGGCGGAGAAGCCGGCCACGGTGAAGGTGGACGGGCCGATCCGGATCGAGACGGAGAAGCCGGAAGAGGTGACCGTCAGCGCCGGCGACGCGATGAAGAGCATGGAAGCGGCCGCGGATGAGTTCTTCGGGAAGTGCGAAGAGATGGGGCTGATGAAGAGCAAGCCGAAGATCACGAAGCCGGTCAATTATGACGGATTCCATGTGCGCGGGATCGAAGGCGAGTTCGGAACATACATCTATTCCGAGACCAACACTGCCAAATATATTGACTACAACTCGAAGGAAGACGATCAGCTGAGCATGACGATCGAACACTGGCGCGGGTTCGTCGGAGAACTGAAGCGAGCTTTCGCTGTGCTGGGGGTGGAACTGTGACAGAGCAGATCAAGCCGCTGAACCAGAGCATTGCAGCTGTATGGGAGTACGACTTCAGCGATTATCCGGACCTGCTCAGGATACCGATGGAGGACGGACAGGTGGTCAGCTACCGGAAGGAGATCCGGCAGCCGGAGCCCCGGGTGATGAAATGCGTCGACCTGATCAGGATGATGAAGGAGCACACGTATGGCGGGACAAAAAAGTGACCGCGGGACGGCAATCCCAACGGCCACAGATGAAATGATTCAATATAGTATAGCACACGAAGGGAGAATTGTATATGGCAATACCGGGTCTTCTTCCCTGCCCTTTCTGCGGGAATAAGCGGGTGACGCTTCGGTCCATGCCGCTGCAGATCGCTTTCCTGGTGGAATGCCCGGCATGCAGGGCGAGAGGTCCGGAGCGGCATGTGACCAACAACGACAGGATGAGCCGGGATGGCATGCAGGAAGACGCAAAACGCCGGGCAGCTGAAGGATGGAACAACAGCCTGAGGACACCCGACATGATCCGGGAATGGATGGATCAGGAAGCGTGTACACAGTGCGGAAGGTTCTACCCGAAGGGCGATCTGTACCGGGTCGATAGCGAGGTGCTGTGCCGGGATTGCTACGCCGAAATGAAGGAACTGGAGGAAATGCTGAAATGAGTCTTGATTACAAAATCATCTCCTCCGGATCCATCGGGAACGCGGTCCGGATCCGGAACATCATGATCGACTGCGGGATCGCGTTCAGCAAGATGAAGGAAGACCTGTACAAATGCCAGTATTTGCTGATCACCCATGACCATCAGGATCATGTGAAGCCGGCGGTGCTGAACCAGATTGTGGTCCAGTTCCCGAACATCGAGATCTTCTCCACCTACAAGGTGGCCAGGCTCAACGACGCGGTAACGGCGATCAATACGGACTATCTGCCGATCTGGCTAAGGAAGGCCGACTGCAATATATGGGCCGTTCCGGTTCCGCATAACACGCTCTGCTTCGGATACGTGCTCAGGTTCGATGACCTGGACCTGATATACGCTACGGATCTGAAGAATACGGATGAACTGGACCGATTCACAAGGGAGAACGGCATCCGGTACGATTACACATTCCTGGAAGCGAACTATGACGAAACGAAACTGCGGCTGCTGGGCGATTCCTGGCACGGCCAGTACAACGCCTACGTGGACAGCAGTGAGCGGCACCTGGCAAAGGATGAGTCCCTGAGATTTTACGCGCGGCACAGAAAAGAAGGAGGTGAATATATTGAGCTACACAAATCAACCCGATTCTACTGAGATCCGGATCGAGAACGGCCTGATCCGGTTCGATGGCTATGAACTGTACAAGCAGCGGGCGGAAGAAGCGCGGGATTACCTGATGACACTGGACATAAATCCGGAAAGCGAGCAGGAATGCAAGCGCACGGTGGCCACGGCCCGGAAGATCTCCGACCAGCTGAACCAGGAAAAGATCCGGATCAAGAAGACGGTGCTGGAGCCTTACACCGCGTTCGAGGACAAGGTGAAGGAAATCATCGCCATCATCACCGAAGGCGAAAACGTGGCCCGGGACAAGCTGAAGGCCATTGACGACCAGCGCCGGGAAGAGAAAAAGGAAGCGATCCGGAAGATCTGGGACGCACGGGCAGGATCGTTCCTCTGCGGAAAGTACCTGACCTTCGACCACTTCCTGCAGGACCAGCACCTGAACAAGACCGTGCCCATGAGCGAAGTGGAAAAGGAAATGGTGATGTTCCTGCAGGACAAAAGCGCGGATATCGAGTTCCTGGAGAAAAGGCCGCTGGCAGATGAATATATCGCTGAATACATCAACTGTCTCGACCTGGTTACCGCAATGGACAACGTGGACCGCCGGCACGAAACCATGAAGGCGAAAAGCACGGAACCCTATATGGTCATCCGGATCACCGGCAAGGCCAACGTGATCCTGGCGAAACAACTGTTGACTGATATCGATTACAAAATTGTAGAGGAGAAGTGAAATTATGGAACGTATCGAAAATTGCGAAATGATCAAGGCCGAAATCGTAAACGGCAACCGGCTGGAAATGAAGTTTTATGACGAGCAGAACGATGTGCTGCGGACGGTTAAGTTCAACCAGCAGAACTACGACCGGGAAAAGGGCCAGTTCGTGGACGACCCGGAGAAGGCCCAGAAGTGCGAAGAGTGGAGCCAGAAGTATTTCGGCTGCAGCTTCGCGGAAGTTCCGGAGCAGGTCGGTGTCCGGCGGGATATCTACGTCTACGAAAACTTCTGCTCCCTGTGGGAGAGCGAAGAAACCCAGCGGGCGAAGAAGTTCGACAGCCCGGTGAAGGGCATCATCAAGACAACGATCGAGAACATCTATACCGACAACGTCGGGATCCACGTGGAATACCGGTACAACGATGAGCTGTACGAGAGCAAGTACACCACGTCCGAATTCATCAAGGACCTGAAGAAGTGGGTCAGGGATCCGGAGCGGGAGCAGCGGGCCTACAAGCGCTTCAAGGAGATCTTCGGCAAGGACATTGCCCACAAGGATGAACTGATCGGCACGGAGATCCAGGTGCAGGTGAAAAAGGCGTTTTCCAGCTACTACGGGGAAATCCTTCCCCTGTGATGAGGTGCAGACATGACCACGAAAGAACTGTTTGAGAAGTACCCGGACATCCTGGTATACGACTTTGAAGTCTTCCGGAGATTCTGGTGCGTGGTCATAGCCATCGGAGAAGAGATTGTAGCGATCACAGACCAGAAGCAGCTGGTGGACTTCTATGACGCACACCGCGACTGGATCTGGATCGGCTACAACTCCAATCACTACGATTCCTACGTTCTGGGAGCCGTGTACAACGCGTGCCAAGGAGAAACGCTGTACCGGGTCTCCCAGGACCTGATCGAATCCGGAAGAACCATAAGGGGCGGAGGGCCGCCGGAGGGTTTTATATCCTACGACACCGGCGACAGGTTCCGCTCCCTGAAGGAACTGGAAGCGTTCATGGGCCACAGCATCGAAGAATCATCCATCCCATTCGACTATGCCGGTGAATTCACGGAAGAGATGAAAGCGGAAACGATTCATTACTGCACCCATGACGTACTGGAAACGGTGGAGGTGCTGAAGCGCCGGATCTATGACTTCATGGCCCAGAAAAGCCTGATCGAAACCTTCGGGCTCCCGAAAACGGATTACCGGCTGACGAAGGCCCAGCTGACGGCGAAGGTGCTGAAATGCAACCGGAACCTGAGCCTGAAACACCAGGAATGGACGAACAATATCCTGCCGTGCGTCCGGATCCGGAAGTATACGGAGGTGCTGGATTTCTTCTCCAATCCGCAGAACTACATGGACGGCCAGAAGAAGGAAATCGTCATCTCCGGGGTGCCGCACACATTCGCCCTGGGAGGAATCCACGGCGCGGTAAAACGGATCCACCGGCAGGGGCAGCTGCTCCACATTGACGTCACTTCCTATTATCCGTCCATCATGATCCAGCACGGCCTTCTGACCAGGCAAAGCGAAGAACCGGAACTGTTCACGGAGATCTACAACAAGCGCGTGGAACTGAAGAAGGCCGGAAAGAAGCAGGAACAGGCGCCGTATAAGATCATCCTGAACAGCACCTTCGGGATCACCAATCAGGAATTCTCCAGGGCATACGATCCGCAGCGGAACCACGATGTGTGCATCAACGGGCAGCTGATGCTGCTGATGCTTCTGGAAATGCTGGAAGGAACCTGTGAACTGATTCAGAGCAACACGGACGGCATCATTGTCGACTGCACCGGATGCGACAGGGAGAAGGTAGAAGAAATCTGCCACGAATGGGAAAAAGCCACGAAAATGGGGCTTTCCTTCGAAAATGTGACTGAGATCTGGCAGAAGGACGTGAACAACTACCTGATCCGGTTTGATGACGGCAAGGAAGAAGCAAAAGGCGCCTACGTGAAATTCAACGGTGACCTGGATAACGACCTGGCCATTGTGAACGAAGCGGTCCGGGAAGGTCTCCGGAAGATGAGCTGGGAAGCGATCACTGATTATATCGATTCCCATAACGCTCCGGAAGACCTGGTGAAGTTTCAGAAGATTGTGAAGCTGAGCAGCCGGTACAGCCACGTATACTTCGGCCAGAACGAGGTCAGGGATCACAAATGTTTCCGGGTGTTCGCGGTATGCGACGGGGAGATCATCTCCAAGGCGAAAAACCGGGAGGGCACCCATGAAAAGTACGCCAACACGCCGGAAAGCAGCACCATTGTGTTCGGGGATCTGGGAGACCCGGATCTGACCGACATCATGGGCCGCCGGTTCGGGATTGAATCAGTGGATAAGCAATATTACATCGAAATGGCGAGGAACAGAGCGATGGACTTCGGCCTGGCAAGGTGGTGTTCGGATGAATGAGTCGTTGTACCGGGGTTTTATCAAATGCAACAACGACAAAACCGCCGCCCAGCCGTTCAAGGACGGAGAACCGCTGCTCACCCTGGAAGAGGCCCAGCAGTATGACTCTTACGCCGGCGTAATGAGCGATACCACCGTCATGGTGGATATCGATGACAGCGGCCACGCCGAACGGCTGAAACGGATCATTGACGCCTATCAGATCAAATGCCGGATTACACGGACACGGCGCGGGATGCACTTCACCTTCTTCTGTAATGAGCAGCTAATGAACCACAACCATGTGGAAACGGCAATCGGCCTGATCGCGGATTACAAGTATGGGATTAACTGTTCCTACGAAGTGCTGAAAATTAACGGGAAAGAGCGGGAGGTGCTCGCGGATCCGGACATGGTCCAGACAATCCCGCGGTGGTTATACCCGAAGAGCGACAAGATCATCAAACCGAACGACTCGGAATATACCAGCATTGTCGGGCTTTCCCAGGGCAGCCGGGAAGAAACATTATTCAAATGGAACACTTCCAACTGCAGGAGGTCGAAGAATTCGGCGAACAAGACGCCGTTCAACGTACTGGCGAACATCAATAAGCGGGATTATGACCGCCTGTTCACGATCATTAACCAGTTCATCTTCGACGAACCGCTGCCGGAGGATGAGTTTCAGAAGTTCCTTTCCCAGAAGACCTTTGAGGAAAAAACAGGCTTTGCTAAGGAAAACGAAAAGAAGGCGAAGAAGGGAGGCGAATACAGGGACCTTGTCCGGGATCTCCGGGACGCGGCCAAAGTGCAGCAGTTCGGAAAAGCGCTGTACCGCATCGTTGACGGAAAGTACTACAAGCTGCTCAGCGATGTGTTCATCAATTATGAACTGATCGCTGTCCGCGGGATGGAACCGGAAAAGCAGAAGGCCGCCCAGACGATGATCCGTTCCTTCCAGAAGGAGGATAACGTGAAGTTTGACGCCTACTATGTCGGGTTCAGGAACGGGATCATGAACTGGCGGACGGAGGAGTTCATTCCCTACGGAACAGCGGATGTTCCGATCTTCCGGTACTTTGACGTGAACTACAACCCGGGAGCCGATACGGCCTTTGTGGACCGTATCATCACGGACTGGTGCCAGGGCGATGAAGTAAAGAAGAAGATGCTCTATGAGCTGGCCGGGTGCTGCTTTTACTCGGACAAGCCGATCAAGAAGTGGTGGGCCATCGAAGGAAAGGCGGACACCGGAAAGAGCACATTCCTCCGGATGATCCGGGAAGTTGTCGGAGAAGACAACGTGGGCAGCACACCGATCCAGAACCTGAAGGATTCCAATGCCATCGCGGAACTGATCGACAAGCCGGTGAACATCGTGGATGACGGATCCAGCAAGTTCACGACAGATCTGTCGAACCTCCGCCGGATCATCCAGGGCGATGAGATGCAGATCAAGCTGCTTTACCAGAACCGGTTCACCGTGAAGATCGAAAGCCGGATGCTGTTCGTGTTCAATAAGATTCCACGCTTCCGGGACGATAACGATGCCACGGCAAAGAAAATGCTGATGATCGGATTCAACCGGGTGTATTCGGATGAAGAGAAGGACACGGAACTGATCGAGAAGCTGACAACGGAAGAGAACAAGGAAGCCTTCCTGAAGCTGGCGATCGACGGAATGAAAAGTGTGCTGGCACGGAACCTGACATTTACCGTATCGGAAGAGTCCAGGCGCGTGGTCGCCCAGATCATGGAAGAGAGTGACCAGTTCGTGAGTTTTACGGCGGACACGATCTCCGACGATTATGACTGGCGGGCATTCCTTGATGGGAAAAAGACGTCCGATGTGTATGAAGAGTTCCGGCAGTGGGCATCCGCAGAGGGATATCAGGCGCCGCTGGTCCGGAAACAGTTTACGGAGCGGTGCTGCAAAGAGTCCGGAGCCAGCGTCCGGAAGTCACATGGAAGCAATTTTTATTGCTTCGGGTGACAACAGGGTGACAACAGGGTGACAACAAAAAAGGGGTTGTCACCCGGTCAAACCCTTGAAAAATAAGGGCCGGGTGACAAGGTGACAACGTATGCGCTTGCTTTTGGGTATTTTTTTGAAAGAGAGTAAAAAATATTTTTGTAAAGGAAATAAGGCAATTGGTTGTCACCCGGTCACCCGACGAGGTTCAAAGCATTGAAATATAACGGCTACGACCGGGTGACAAGGGAGCAATCGTTGTCACCCGCTGGTCACCCGGTTGTCACCCGGAAGATGAAACGGAGGTGAAAATCATGCTTACACGGTTAACGGACCGTATTGTGGAACAGGATGGCGGAAAAAAGAAGAAGATTGCCAGGTATGGGATGTGGGGCACTACTTCCGAGATTGAAAAAAGGAGCCGGAAGTGTTTTGTAGTGATCCACAAAAACAAACAGGAGAAAGAATTCCCATCCCTGGAAGAGGCAGAACAATATTTAAAGGAAAGGATTGGTTACTGATGCCAGGGAAATGCCCTTGCCGTGGATGCACGGAGCGGATCCTGCTGTGTCATGGCCGGTGCGAACGATATCAGGCATGGAAGACGGAATACGAAAGCGCGAAGAGCGCGGCCCGGACGGAGGTGCCGGACTTCCCGCGGGCGATGATGAAGCAAGCGTGGAAGCGAATGAAGGAAGGGAGGACACGGAAATGAAAGAGACAGCGGAAAAGAAGACGAGGCCGGTACGGGTGGAAACGGCGGACATCCCGCTGCAGGTGCTCCGGGTGATCGGGCCGGACGGATATGCCCGGTGCGGGAGCTGCGGCGTCCGGCTGGTGAATGTCGAGGAGCGGATCAAGTGCCGGTACTGCTGGTACTGCGGGAAGCAGGTGAAGTGGAAATGAGTCTTATGATTACACTTGACGATGCTATGGAAGTCCTTATTCGTGGTGATTATCTTGACGAATCATGGAATGATGATGACAGTTATGAATGTGTTCGTTCTGATCTTGAACAGAAATGTTATTTGATGCGTAAACGAGATACAGACAGTTGGTTTGAAATTGTTCGTAAGGATATTGAAACCATTACATCTCCTGAAGAAATCGGAAAGCACATTGCCGAAAGTGATTTGCGGAAATGGCTTGAGATGTATAGGGACAATATTATTGCAGGACTAACGCTTGCCGTAAGGCAGGAAGGTCGGTGAAGTGGAAATGAGCGACACGCTGAACAAGCTGGAGATTCTCCGGAAGCGGTGCGCGGGCGATGTGGCCGCCTGGGTAACAGAGAACATCACCGTCGGTGATTTCACATACGGGCACCCGACAGTTTACGACTGGAAGACCGGGAACAAGCTGAAGATCGGCAAGTTCTGCAGCATCGGCGGGAACGTGAACATCCTGCTGGGAGGCGAACACCATACTGAGTGGTGCACAACGTACCCGTTCGACGTGCTGCTGGACGGCGGAAAGTGCAAAAGCAAGGGTGATGTGGTCATCGGGAACGATGTATGGATCGGCGACAACGTGACGATCCTGAGCGGGGTTACGATCGGCGACGGAGCCGTGATCGGGGCCGGAAGCGTCGTGACGAAGGCCGTGGAAGACTGGGAGATTGTCGGCGGAGCACCTGCGGAACATATCCGTCACAGGTGGCAGTGCTTCAAGATCAAAGAGACGAAATGGTGGGACTGGCCTCTGGACATGATTGCCGAAGCGATGCCTATGCTGGTGTCTGAAGATGTGGACGGGCTGTATCGGTACTGGCGGGAGGTGATCGTATATGAGTAAGCCGCTTTTCTCCGTCATCGTGCCGGCGCACAACGCGGATGCGTTCCTGGATAAGTGCCTGCACTCGATCAGGTACCAGAAGATCGGGAGCAAGCCGTTCACGGACTACGAACTGATCGTGGTCTGCGATAACTGCACAGATGAAACGGCAGAGATCGCTACGGGATACGCCGACAAGGTGATCACGACCCAGTACGGCCTGGACGGCCTTGCCAGGAACGCCGGGATCGATGCCGCGGATGGAGAATGGATTCTGTTCCTGGATCATGATGACTGGTGGCTGCACGAGTACGTGCTGGATATGCTGAAAAACGCCATCGAATGTCGGGCGAACCAGCGCACGGACATGATCTTCTTCGACTTCATATGGAAGGGTGTCGGGTACATTCCTCAGCATACACCGGGATCGGTGGCGGTCTGGAACAAGTGCTGGAGGCGTGAGTTCATCGGGGAGACCCGGTTCTCAGATCTGCCGCACTGGTCGGACGTGGGCTTCCACCGTGCGATGATGGATAAGTGCCCGGTTTATGCGACGTTTGGTTATCCGATGTATTACTACAACTACCTGAAGCCCGGAAGCATCAGCTGGCAGGCTGAGCAGGGCATGATTGAACGATACAAGGAGGTGCAAAATGATGATGGGTAAGAAAATCGAAGCGAAGGAAGCCCATTTTGTGGAGTTCCGGGGAGCGCTGACGGATGTGGATGATGACGGCGCGATTGATTACGCTCCGCGGGGCGAGGTGTTCGTCAACGTGGGCCAGGTCGCCGCGTTTTACGATCATACGATCTGCATCATGGGCCGGAAGATCCGGGTGATGGAAACGCTGGACGAGATCCGGCGGAAGCTGACCGGGAGGTGATTGTGATGAGCAGATCTAAACTTGTTTGCAATCTGGGCCTGGCGGATTTCTTTACGCTGCCGGACAGTGATGAAGTCTGGCGGAAGAAGGGCGGAGAGCCGACGTACTACATTAAGGACGGAAAAAGAATTAAGGGCTATGACTGCGAAAGCCTGTACGACAACCAGAAGAAGATCTGGCTGAAGGCGAACGACCGGGTTGACCTTGTCGATGAATGACCGGGAGGTGATATCATGACCAAGCGCGAGCTGCTGGAAAACTATCGGGACATCGTGATCGAGATCGAGACGCTGGAGAGGCAGAGCAAGTTCCTGAACCAGTTCATCGGCGGACCGCGGCCCATGAGAGCCGTGCAGCTGACGGGAATGCCCAGGGGAACGAATGACCCGGAGGCGGCTATGCTGCAGCGGGCGGACACAGATGAGGTGCTGGATCAGATCGAGGCAA